CTCAAACGTACTCAAGTCAAGTATATATAGTTCAAACTGCCCTGCGCTGAGTACAAAGTGAGTACGGTGAGTACGTTTCTGTAAAGAAAACCCCTATATAGAACTGATTGATAAAAATTATTTCTTGGATTAGGTTGGGATAAACATACAAATGGGGATCGTATGCCGAGCATAAAAAAGAAGATCGAAGAAGAACACAACCGTCAGTTAACAAACCGCCAGATGACTTTTGCTAGACACATTGTGGAAGGCATCTATTCGAACGCAGAATGTGCAAGGAAGGCAGGGTATGCCACTGACCTAGCAAAGAAACAGGCTTCTGTTTTACTGAATGGTCGGGACTATCCTCATGTTCTGGAATATATCCAAGAGATTAGAGAAGAACGCGAGAGAAGATATGGAGTGTCCACCATTGGGCAACTCGAAAGATTACATAAATTATCTCTTGGTGCTGAAGACGCAGGACAATTTTCTGCGGCGATTAACGCTGAGAAGATTAGATCTGCATTAGGTGGTTTGACTATTGATCGAAGAGAAACAATCAACACCATCGATCAACTGTCTCGAGATGAAATCACTGCTCGACTGGCTCTTTTGCAGAAACAATATCCTCAAGCGTTTGTAATCGATGGAACAGCGGAGGATGTAACAGATGAGCAAGGGACCAGAGTCGAACTTTTGGAAGCAGATACGCAATAATCTACCAGAAAAATGTTTTGCTACACGGATTGAGAACAAGCATGGGGGCGGTGTTCCTGATGTTCACATGGTTTGGGATGGCAAAGCCTTTTGGTTTGAGTTGAAAGTAACCAAAGGAAACGCAGTTAACATCAGCCCTCATCAAGTTGCTTGGAATATGGCATACTACGCTCGAGGAGGCTCAAATTTTTACTTAGTAAAGAGGGCCGTGGACAACCATCTATTTTTATTTGAGGGTGATCAGGGGCCATCTTTGAGCCAGAGCGGTATATCGGGGGCCGAGGGCCATGAATTTGCGGATCTTGCGGCTCTGTGGGATTTTCTTGCGGCTCGACTTGCGGCTCGAGGTGCGGCTTTTATACCTTGCGGCTCAACTGGCGAAATAAAAACCGCTCGAGCTTAGAGTTGAGTTGCTCGAGCGGTTGTAGTCCAGGCGGCGGAGGCAATAACCGCCTGGAATGTGTTTTAATGTTTTACTATCGCGATTGATTTTCCTTTGCTCGATCCCTTGCAAAGTTTGCAAGCGGTGCATTGCACCCGTCGCCCTGCTTCCTTCGATGCAGGACATAGGGCTTCGTTCTTTTTGTCGATGTCGCCGAGATCCGCAATTACTCGGAATGTTCGGTTGCCTTGTTTCCATTGTGCAATTGCTTGCTTATGATTGTCTGCGCTTTGCATTGCTATGTCTGGACGCCAATTTGATTGATGAGTGTAGGCGGTCCAAGTTGTGGCATCTGTTAGTAGCTGTTCCCAAACGTGATTAGGGACGGCTGCTGGATCACCATAGGTTCCGATCCTTACGAAACGATTAAGGCCAAGTAAAATTCTGGACCATTGAAAATCGGCTTTTGGATATATGCCGCGCTTGTAAGATTTATAAACGATTGTTGGACCTTGCCCTAGGTTTACATAACAATCTCTCTTGATTGCTTGCTTGCGGTCGGGGTCTGTTGTGGGTGTACCTCTAAATTTGCAATCCCCACAAATAGAAAAGTCTTCGCCGCTTTTCGATGCTTCGAGCGGGCTTTTTCCGTCGTCGCATAAAATATAAGTTTGCAGGACCTTGCCTGTTTTTGTGTTTCGATCACTATAGGTTGCAATCGCTACAATTGGTTTACCATCCAATAGGCTTGGCCCCTTGTATATGATACCGTTTTTCATTTTGTTTTCCCTTTTTGTTAATGATTATTTGTACCATTTACACAAGTTAAACACAAGTAAATTGCCGCTCGAACTTGCGGCTTTGCGGCCTTGCGGCCCGACGGCGCGCCGTCGCGTCTCGGGCCAAAGGTCCGAGACAAACAAACATGTGTGCGCTAGCACTCCATACAAAACCATAGGACCCAAGACCTTGTGTCGTGGGTCACATAGAGTATCCGAAGGATTCTATTTTAAAGTCGACTAAGCGGTAGAACCCGCCCCCTCGAGAGGGAACGGGCAGGAGGTATTAGATAATCCCCATCAGCACTGACGCTGAAGATAACGAGTTGGTGCTACAGCATTCACACCAGCCTTCATCTTGATCTGGCTCCATTTCGGTTGAGTAGTCGCAACCTTTGTTCATACATATTGAGGGCATCAAGCCATCGTTCATGTAATCTTCGACGAGACTGGAGGGACAATCGTACCCCCAGTCAGCGGCTAGTGTTCTTAGTTTACTCATTCTCTATCTCCTCCAATAGATTGCTAAAGAAGTTGTACATCATGTAAGCGGCAGTTATTGCGGCAACTCTCTCGCCACCGTTCAGAAGCATGATCCAATCGTCGACTTCCATGACGCTCTTGGGTGTAACAACCATCCCATTTGGTTTATATATTTCAGAGTACATCTGACGTTCCTTTTGTTTGAGGCCGAGGCCATTTAGCCCCGGCAGTTGATCTAGTCGTTAATCGTAATCGTAGCGGAGAAGTCTTTGTTATTTATCCACTGAGAAAACTTATCCTCGAAGTCTAACTCTTCCACATAATCAGAGACGATTTCTTTGATCTGCCAATCATGATCATTGATGTCAAACTCATCCATCTTACCATCGACTATCATCTCGATGTCATAAGAATGATCATTGATGTCAAACTCAGGTGAGTGAGTGTCCATCTTGGCTTCGACCGCATCATCCACTAGCTTCTGGATGGACGGTGCGATAAGTTTTAAGACGTACTCTCCGAGGTGTTTTTCGAACTCCCCCTTGTTGGATGCGGCGTCTTCGATTAGATTAGTTGTGTTTAGATCTGACATGTTTACCTCCTTGTCAGTTAGTGGCGGGAACACCATGCCCCCGCCGATAGAAATTAGTATGGGATCTCATCGTCGAGTAGATCTTCGACTCTCTCGACAACCTTTGGTTTGACTTTGTACTCAATTACTTCGTCAAACTGACCAGTGGTGTATTGACCTTCAGAACTCAGATCACGTCCGACACTACGAAGCATCTCGCGAATCTGTTTGTGCAACTCCAGCAGAGTACTGTATTTCTGCCAGTCCTCTCCATGTTCGACCATGAGGGTGTCCATTTCCTTCAGTTCCCTGATGGTGAACCTGCATGAGATCTCAGTTGATGATAGATCAGTGTAACCAATTTTAGCCATTATAGCCTCCTATAAAATTAACAAACACACACGATTCTTCGTGCGATGGCTCTTATCTCGCTACTCAAATGATCGTGCCGAGTCCCAGTTTACGCAGGACGAGGGAATCGTAAAGGAAGCCGAGCGTCCCCGCGAGGGTAGTCAGTGAAACGGCGGTTTTTGCTACGTTACAAAGTTCTGACGTTTCGTAACTTTGAGACCGACATCTGCATACACTTGCACCGGGCGAGGACACTACGGCCCGCAAGCCCGCCGCAATGTGGCGATAAGTTTATTCATCAAATGTTACGTTTCGTCTGAACTTTGTTACGTCGCGAACAACCGAGACCTTCCGACCCCAAAAGCCTATCTCTTTTGGGGTTTACGACACATCATTTGATAGCCACTCGGAGAGACAATCCGCACGGGGGATCATGTGTGTGTGTAGTTAGTCAGAAAAAAAAGTGCACCTGACGACAAGGCAAGGTCAATCGTGCCGTGGACAGAGGACCAAGCAGCTTTTGCCCTATGCAAAAGTGCAGGACCGATAGGCCACGCCGCGATAGATCCGCAGACCGAGTCAGCGCACGGTGTCGTCATGGGGGTTACTGTTCCCTGGCACAACGGTGCAATGTTCGGGTCGACATGTGCACCCCCCCGTAGAACGGGTAGGTGCGTGTCGACTGTCTATAAAACATGGTATTTCAAATTCATTCGGGTATAATTTCATTGCACTTGTGTGTAACAAACAACGGGTCCCTATGGCCCAGGAAAAATTTTGGGTGTAATTTCATTTGAGTTTGTTATACAATAATCTGGAAAGCAGGGTTTCGTATGGCAGAAAACAACTTTATGAGGTTCATTCCACCCAATCTTCGGGGTCCACTTACGGATCTTGGTATCTTTGGTCGTGTAGCGGCGGACAACATCATAGGGCTTGACGATGACTTCGAATCGACGGGCGAGACCCTTGGGACCGCGTTTCGGGAAGATCCGGTTGGTTTAGCCAAGGACCTTGGCACTGGGATCTACGAGGGTGCGAAGAGTATTTATGATGATCCTGAAGGTGCTTATGATTCTTTTACGACGGGGCTTGGTGAGACTTTTGACAGGTTGAACACGCCTTATGATCAGTTAGATTTATCTACGGAGGAGGCGCAGCGTGAGAGGGCCGGGGACATAGCTATTTTTGGCGAGGCTCTTGGTGCTGGGGGTGTATTGACCAAGGGTTTAACTTCGTTAGCCAAGAAGCAGTTAAAACAAAAGGTCATTGAGGAGAAGCCTGGTTTAAATGAGGATCAGGTTAATTCGATTGTTGAGGGTACTGATTATGATCCTACGGAGGCGATGAATGACTTGTACACTGACATAGGTCGTCCTGACAGGGGAATTGATTTTGATGCCCTTGATCAGGTTGATGATTTCTCTGAGATTGATCCACAGGTTATTGTTGGTGAGACTGGCTATAATCCTAGGGATAGGTATGAAGTTGACGATGTGGAGTATGAGGAGATAGATCTTGATACTTTCATTGGTGATCCGACATCGGAGATAGATCAGGCGTACAATCGTGGTGAGTTAGTTCCGATTGTCACGGCTGGAGATGCTGTTATTGGGACTGCGAATCCTAATCGAGTTGAGGATCTTGATGTTGACGGCAATTTATATGGTCCACCGGATACGTTTGACGAGAACAATCCTCCTGAGATTGAGGATCTTATGGAGCCGCTAGATCAAGTTGCCGATGACGATTTAATTCCAGGTTTAGACGAGGAAGAAATAATTCGTAGACAGAACGAGGCCGACGCTGTAGGTATGGACCCTCCTGAAGATGATGCAGGTCTGCTTGAAATGCGTGAGGCTATTGAAGTTGACGAGGACGAATTAAGGATTCGTAGAGAAAATGAGGCCGACGCTGTAGGTTTTGCAGATGATGAATTAAACTACAATCCAGATGCTTATGTCGTAGAGGTAAGAAACTCGGTCCAGCAATATCTTGATGACAACAACATTAGTCTTGTTGATGCGAGAGAGCGGTTATCCCGCAATCAACTGGGGGATAGTTTTCCCAGGGATATAGCTGCGTTTGTGGGCGATCAGGGGATCACGACCCCTGGATATCTGACTCTTTCGTCTGCTTTGAGTCAGTTGGAGGCGTCGGTAACTCCGTTTGGTTTGAACGCTGAAGATATGCCTGATGATTTATATGATCGTTTACGGGACATTGCTTTGGAGGAACCTATTACGGAACAGCAAGCAAATGATGTTAGGAACTTGGTAACGCAGACATTAAACATTGATGCCAATACTGACATGGATGTTGGCGGCGGTGCGTTTGATGATACGGTGGACCAGATAAACCAGGTTTTAGATGGTCAACCCCTTAATTTTACCAATCAGCAGGGTCAGGTCAACGCTTGGTTAACTGCTCCGGGGTACGAGAGGTTTGCTCCAGATCCCACGGATGACTCTCCTGATTTCAGTACAGACGCTGAATTGGAAGCTGGGGACATAGGATTAACGAGTAAAAACAGTTACTTAACCAGTAGAATGGACAAAGCTATAACAGATTTGTCACAGAAGCAAACTAAGTTTGCTAGTATGGAGCAGCTTGTTAACACGTTAATGAATAAGTATGGCGTACAGTTAACGGAGCTACAGGCTAGAAACATACCCACTGATAAGATTGAAGCGGATTTACGGGAGGGGTACTCCGCTCAAATGTTTAGTGGGGACAAGATAGATTTGAAAGAATTGATAGCAAATCGTCAACTGGAAGATCCGTTCGTGGTTCGGACGTTAGGTGGTAGGGATGTTGCTTATGCAACAAATTTCACAAAGGGTGTTACGAATTACAAGGAAACGTTGATTGGTTTGAGATTTCCAGAAATTTATAATGCGGGGGTCATGGACCCTGATC